AAGATTGAATCTGGAACCGCAGAGTATATGGGTTCTAGAGATAAAGCCATCAAAAAAGCAATGGCAAAGGAAGAGTTTATTGCTGACGCAAAAGAAGATGATAAGGAGGATAAGAAACTTGATGTGATGAAGGGTAAGAATGAGGTTAAAATCAATCCTTCCCTTGGAGAATCAATCAAAGCAGAACTTGATGCTCTGAAAGCAAAAAAAGTTGAAGAAGCAATGGCTGCAGCAAAAGCAGCAGGTCCTTCTCCCGAAGAAAAGCAGCAACTTATGAATAAGGATAAGATGCTGAAGAAAAAAATTATGATGCAGAAGCAGACAATGCAGATGCAAAAGCAAGGAAAACTTCCTTTGAATTATAGTGAGGAGTCTGAAAAGGGTGAAAAGAAAGAGGGAGAAAAGGATGGTACTTTTGATGCATTGAGAACCATGAAACCCGATGCTGAGAAAGATGATCCAAGATCAATGCCAACCAAAATCAATCTTGCCAAGAATAAGTTGAGAGCAATGGGTCTCAAGATGTCTTATGATATGGAAGGTGAAATGACTGAGGCAACAGAGGATTCTCTGAGAGATCGTCGCATGGAACGTGGTGGTGTTGACGGAAACACCAGATATGATAAAGCACCTAAGTCTACTTCTGGTCCTAAGAAAAAGTATGATGGGATGTCTGCACTTGAAAAAGTAAAAGCAGAAATTCGTGGTAAGTACGGTAAAGGTGCCGTCATGGATACCAAGAAGAAGTAATGCCTGCCGTATCTAAAAAGCAGCAACGATTCTTTGGGATAGTTCGTGCCATCCAAAAGGGTGAGATGGCACCGACTACTCCTGAGACTGCGAAGGCAGCTGCTGATGTGAAGAAGAGTGATGTGAAAGATTTTGCATCAACCAAGCACAAGAAACTCCCTGAGAAAGTAGTAGCAAAAGAGGAATCAAATCCTCGTATTCCTAGAAAGAAAGGGCAACCCGCAAATTCTAAGAAGCATTCTGATCTCTATACTGATGAGAATCCCAAGGGAACTATTCATGGTCTGGGG